TTTAAAGAAAGTATCATAGATATACCTAGAAAAACATATGCTAAGGCTGTGTTTGATGACGCTGATACTAACAACCCTAAAATTAAGCCAAGTGTTAAGGCATTGATTGATAAACAAATAGAGATGTTTGAAAAAGAATATCCTGTTGTTAAGGTTGGTCTTATAGGTTCTATTCTTACTAAAAGGTATAGAGCAGACGCAGACTTAGATTTGAATGTATTGTTTGATGTGCCTACAGAAAAAAGAGAAGAAGAAAGAACAAGACTATCTAAAAAGTATTTGTCGGCTACTTCTCCTGATAGTATTCAAGGCAAGAATATACCTGGTACTAAACATCCTATCAATTATTATTTTATTACAGATATGAAAACATACAACGACCAAGAAAAGAAAGCGGACGCTGTATTTGATATTGAAGATAATAAATTTATTAAAAGACCAGAAGATTTTACCTTTGACAAATCAATGTATCTAAAAGACTTTGAAAGAAAAGTACAAGAGATTGATGTTGTAAAAGGAGAACTTAAAAGGGATATTATTGATTACAGAGAACTTGAAGAACTATCACCAGATGATATATTAAATCTACAAGAACTAATCAATGAAAAATTAGAAGAGATTGAAGATAGTATCAGAGATATTATCAAAATTGGTGATGGTGTTGACGCAGATAGAAGAGCTGCATTTGATAAAGATATGTCACCGGATGAAATAAGAAAATATGGAATCAAAAACAGACTACCTAAAAATGTCGTGTACAAAATGTTAGAGAAATACCACTATCTAAAATTCTACAAGAAGTGTAAGAAGATTTTAGATGATGGTAAAGTATCTGATAAAGAGATTGACGATTTAGAAATGCATGAAGCAAGAGGTAAGTCAGTTGCATTTGCTTTTGGTAGATTCAATCCACCTACAATCGGTCACGAAAAACTTATTAATAAAGTCAAATCATTACCTACAAATGATTACAAAATCTATTTAAGTAGAAGTAATGACCCTAAAAAGAATCCATTATCTCCTAGAGATAAGTTATCTATTATGAAAAAGATGTTTCCTACACATGCTAGAAACATTGAAATCAATAAGACAAATATGGTACTCGACCTTGCAACAGACCTTTACAAAAAGGGGTATACAGATTTAACTATGGTTGCAGGTTCAGATAGAGTAAGAGAATTTGAAACTATATTAAAGAAATACAATGGTGTATCATCAAGACACGGCATGTATAACTTTGATAATATTAAAGTAGTTTCTGCTGGCGAAAGGGACCCCGATGCCGAGGGTGCTTCAGGTATGAGTGCTAGTAAAATGAGAGCTGCGGCTGCCAAAGGTGACTTAAACAATTTCAAAAAAGGTTTACCTAGAGGTGTTGACGCAGATAGTATTATGAAACAAGTTAGAAAAGGTATGAACTTGGCCGCTAACTATATGTACATGAGAAACTTAAACCCTATAGCAAGTTTAGAAGAATTTGAACAACAACAAATTAGAGACCTGTATATCAGAGAACAGATATTTAATATTGGTGATACAGTAGATTATATCAAAGAAGATAAACAAGGTAAAGTTGTCAGAAAAGGTACAAACTATATTGTACTAGAAGATAATAAAAACAATTTGCATAAAGCATGGATTTGGGATTGTATTCCTGTATCTACAACAGACAGAGAGGTAGAGATGAGAGAACATAATTTAAATATTGATTATGGTTTTGAAGCTGTATCTGAGGTAAAAGAAGATATGGATGCTCAACCTCAAGATAAAGATGTGAAGAAGAAAGATGGTACACAACCTAAAAAGTATTACAAACAGTTATCAAAAGATGTAAAAAACAAAAGAGCTGATTACTTTAAAAACAAAGATACTACAAAGAATGATAACAAACCAGCGCCTGGAGATAAAGACGCTAAGACAAAAACAAGTATTCATACTAAGAAATATAAGAGAATGTATGGTGAGGTCTTTGAGATAGGCACACCAGAGTACACAAAACATACGGTTGACATGACACCAGGTCAAGAAAACCCTATCAAAAAAGTAAAAGGTTTCTTAGATAGAGAGAAAGAAAAGCCATCCGAAAAAGATGTAAAAGAATGGGCAAGTACAGAGTCTACAATGAATAAATATAGAGAAAGATACAAAGAAGGATGGAAGGCGAAACTTACAGAGGTGGTTGCCAAAATGATAGAGAAACTATAATGAAAACTTTTAAAGAATTCGAAAACATAGATGAGGCATGTGAAGAATGTATATTCGAACATGAACAAGAAGGTATTTACGAAGCTGAATACCAAGGTAAAACAGTAAAACTTAACGACCCCGTAAGAGGTGGTTCTAAGAAGTTTTATGTGTATGTTAAAAACGACCAAGGTAATGTTGTCAAAGTTTCATTTGGTGACACAACTGGTTTAAGTATCAAAAGAGATAATCCGGCTAGAAGAAAGTCATTTAGAGCAAGGCACAGATGTGATAATCCAGGTCCTAAATGGAAAGCAAGATACTGGTCATGTTATCAATGGAGAGCAGGAGCAAAGGTAGACAACTAATGAGTAGATACAGACAAACAATGACCGAAGCTTACGCTCAGGTTCAAGTAAACGAAAACGATTATTTAAAATCAAAATTAAGCGACACACAGATTGCAAACATTAAGCAATTGTGGATGAAAAAGACTGCTAGAGATGTGACACCATCTGTCAAAGACATGATTAAAAAGATGGATATACCTACACAGTTAGCAATTAAACATGCAAATATTAATCAGTTATCAAAATTAATTGAAACACTAGACGAAAGTTTTAGTGACGCACAAGTAGCTATGCTTAAAAAACAGTATGAACCTATGAGAGGTAAAACAATCTCTATTGCTAATGCAAATAAACTAGGTGACCTGTTTACAAAATTTGACAAAGATAAAAATGCTTTAGAAAAATTATATGGTGGTAATATACCATTTGTATCAGTTATGGCCATGACAAGATTGATGACCAAACATGGTTACAAAGCAGACCAATTAAACAAACTTAGAAAAGAGGAAAGATTTCCTTTAGAAGAAGAAAAAGAATTAGAAATATTAGATGAAGCTACATTAGAATCAGTAGAGATTACTGAGGGTAAAATTGATAGTAAGAAGTTTGATAGTTTGAAAAAAGGTGATACAATGACTATCACTTATCAATCAACTATGTCAGGTACAAAATCTCAGAAATTTGTTGTAAAGAGTAAGAGTAGAAGTGCTAAGTACAACACAGATAAAGTAACAATGTATCCTGACGGCAATCCAAATATGGCAAGGTTCTTCTTATACAAAAGAGCAAGTGGTGATGTATCAATGGCAACAGGTGATATGGCCGCTGTTATTAAAAGTGTTAATGAAGAAACACTTGTAGAATTTACATCACAACAAATTAAACAAGCATACGGTATTGCAAACGACCCTAGATACAAACAAGGTAACTATTCAGGTGCAATTAAGGCTATTGAGAAACTTGCAAAAGGTTTATCAAAACATCCAGATGTTGCAAATGTTTTAAAAAGAACTAACGAAAATTTAGACGAAGGTAAAATGTCACAGATTGACCAAATGCAAAAAGATGGTAAGTCAGCGGCTGAGATTGCCAAGTTAATGAAGTTAGATGTTAAAACTGTAAAGAGTATTTTAGGTGAAGAAGTATGTCCTAAATGTGATGGTGAAGGATGTGAACATTGTAATGACACAGGTTACCATAAAGAAGAAACTCTACACGAATTTAAAAAGATGACAGTTACTTTCAAAAGCATGGCTGATATGGCCAAAGCTTCTACTGATTTAGCAAAACATGGTTTTACTATTAATGCAAAAGGTATGGTAATGAAAGTAGATGGTAAAGGTGATGACCTTAACAAGTATGCTACTGACCTTAAAAACTTTTACAAGGCTGATATTAGAGCAGAGAGTTACACAATAGATGAAAGCGCTGACGAAGACTTTTATAATCCAGTTTACGAAGCATGTTGGGTTGGATATAAAAAAGTTGGCATGAAGAAAAAAGGTGACAAGATGGTACCAAATTGTGTACCTGAATCTGTACAAGAAGCCAAAGACGAAGAGAAACCTGAAGAGAAACCAGATGTCAAAAAAGAAAAGACAGATGATTCTGAAAAATTAAAGTCTGAACTTGAAAAGAAAGACGCAGAAATTAATGCTTTAAAAACTAAAGCAGAAACAGAAAAGGCTAAGGTCACTAAAAAAGAAACTGAGAAGATGGTAAATCCTGAAACAGGTGAACCGCTTTTACAAGTTGGTATTGCATACAAACATCTACGAGATAAGATGGCAGCCAAAAAAGAAAAAGAAGAAGTTAAAGAGATGGCTAATGATAAAGCATATGCTATTGGTATGGCAACTGCTAAAAAGAAATATAATGATGAACCACCTTTAGATAAGAAAACTATTAAAAAAGGTCACGAAATCGGAGATAAATTATCAAAGATGAAGAACGAAGACCACCCAGCTAAACAGATGTTTGAACAAATTGAAGGTCTGAAAAACAAAGCTGAGAAATCTGGAATGCCATATGGTATTCTAAAAAAGGTTTACGATAGAGGCATGGCCGCATGGAGAGGTGGACACCGACCTGGTACTACACAGCAACAATGGGCTTTCGCTAGAGTAAATTCATTCATAACAAAATCCTCTGGAACATGGGGTGGGGCTGATAAAGATTTAGCTGCTAAAGTAAAAGGAAAATAAACATGTCAAACTATTTAAAACACAAGCCTGGCAGCCTGGAAGAAATCGTAGCTAAACAAGGAAGTTACAGAGAAGATTCTGGTTACCAAGCAATGTTCAAAAAAGAACTAGATAAAGCTGGTAAGGGTATTGGTTCAATGTCACCTAAAGAAAAGAAGGCATTTTTTAACAAAATCGATTCGAAATATACTGCTAAAGATGAGGGTATTGAGAACATGGTAGACCCTAAAAAAGATAATGAAGAGGATATGAAGAGAAAAACTACTATGACAGGCGAAAAACCAACTAAAATCGACACAAAACCTCAAGTAAAATACGAAAAATAGTTAAAAAAAGGTGCTTTTTTCGCTTGCCTTATGTGTAACCTTGTGTTATAATATAGACATAATAAAAAAGGATACACTATGAAAAATTTACCAAGAATATACCTCGATATGGATGGTGTTCTATTCGACTTTGTGAAGAACATTGAGAAGACTACAGGTCTCACAATAAATCAATGGACTAAACTTGGTAGAAAAGAGCGTTGGGATCCAATCATTGCAAACAAAAAGTTTTGGTCTGACGGACCTTGGTTACCTGAGGGTAAGAAACTATTTGCCTTTGTAAAGAAATATAATCCACATATACTAAGTGCATATGTAGAACATGCTCACGACCCTAATTGCATTCCAGGCAAAAGAAAGTGGGCTATGAGAAATACTGGAATACCTAGTAACAAAATCAATCTAGTAATGAGAAGTCAGAAAAAGAACTATGCAAGTCCTGGTTCTATACTAATTGATGATTACGAAAAAAATACCAAAGAGTTTACTGCCAGAGGTGGTACAGGTATTACATTCAAAACAGCCTCCCAAACTATCGCCGAGTTGAAAAAACTAGGTTTCTAATCCTTTCCCTTATAAATAGTGGTACATAATTAGTAAGTGAGTACCTAAATTTAACAAAAGGGAGAGAATAAAATGGCAAGTCATACAAATGTAGATGAAGCTGCTGGAGCACCATTATGGGCTACGGCTGCTATCAGAAAAGAAACATCAACGGCGAATAGAACTGATTTATTCAACGATACTACTGCTGACAATTTCATAACAGGTGTTACAATGGGTCTGTTTAATAATAA